CCTCAAAGGCAGGTAAGGCTGTCTCAGTCAGGAAGGCGAGCGCCTCGTTCACGACTGGCAGCAACTTCGCACCGAAGGTCTCAATGGCTTCGTTGAAGCGAATCTGCGCTGCGGCGAACTTGCCGCTTGTGCTGTTGGCGACCTCCTCAGCCACGCCGAGATACTTCTCATCGGCGGCTCGCAGGATGTCCTTGAGCTTGGCGCCCTTCTCGACCTGGATGCCGAGTTGCATCAGACCGCGTGTGCTACCCGCTGCTCCACGTCCAAGTGCAAGCATCACGGTGCTGAGATCTTTGCCGGTTGCTGCCGCAATGTTGGCGGCAGTGGCATTTGCACGCAGCAGGTTCTCTTGATTCTTGAAGAATCGTGACCCGATCTCTAGCCCATCACGAACCTGATCGTCGGTGAATCCGAGACGCTGCATCGCCTTGATCTGCTCATCAACCTTCGGGCTGAGTTTGTCCATCTCAAACCCACGTGCCTTGAGTGCAGCGTTCAGCCTGATGGTGGCTTTCTCATCCTCCGCTGCGGCCATCACCGCATTGGCTGCGAAGGCGACCAGTGCTGCACCGGCTGCAATCGCAGCTGCGCCAATAGCCTTGAACGCAGTGCCAGCGACGCCTCTCAGCCTGCCCATTGCCTTGCCGATGTTGCCCATCGGCTTAGTCGCAGCGTCCTTCGCCGCGATTACAAAGTTCGCTGAACGGTCAGACCCGAATGCCATTTATCTACCTCGCTTGAACTTCAGGATCGTCCTGCGGAATGCGTCGTTGTTGAAGAATGATTCTACCGTCTTCGCCATCGCTTCCATCGCAGTCTTCTGGTGCGCTGCGTTCTTGGAGACTCGCGTCACGAATGGATTGGCTGGAACGGCCTTGACTGCCTTCGGTCCGTTCTTAGTCTGACGCACGCCGCTGATCCCAGAGGTCACGAACCAGCGATACCACGCTCCACCACTTCCACCATCTCGGCTGCGTCCAGCCCTCGGACCGACAACCGCAGCCGGTGTGCCGAAGCGAGCGCGGCGTGCAGTGACCGACTTGCGGAGGCGTCCTGGCGACTTTGTGGTTCTGCCGACTGGAGCCTCGGCTCGCATCGGCTTCACCATCGTCCGAGCTGCGTTCAGGGTCGCAATGCTCAGGAGGCGCTTGTAGGCGCCAGGGTTCGCGCCTTCAAGGAATCCGAGCTGCAATGCCTTGTAGTTCGAGTCCACGTTGAAGGAGATCGTCAGTCGGTCAAGCGAGTTAGCGGCCATTCTTCTCCTTTGGCTGAAGGTCGGACATCAGCGCAAGTGTACGAGCGAAGTCCTCCGCCTCCCACTCCAGAACCTCGTGTGGTGGGATGTGGAACTCTTTGGCGATCAGGTGCGCTGCGATCAGCGGATGCGGCGAGATTGTCCGACCCGCCGCCAGCCGCTGGGCGTCGAGCCTTATCGAGGGGGGAGTGCTGCTACCGCGTCGCTCCACTTGGTGATCGCATCGCTCAGCGCGTCCATTGGTGCATCAAGCACCTCTGTCGCCGGCTCGCCATCTTCGGTCAAGAAGTTGTGCTTGATCACAAGTTTCTGCAGTGCGTTCAGTGCGCGCTCGGCGCTCCCGCTCTGCAGCTCGATGAAGACGCGAGCAGGGACGCCCTCTGCCTTCATCGTGGCTGTCCAGCCGTCAAACGGCGCGGACAGGGTGATCTCTACGGTGCGGAACTGTGGCTTGCTCTGGCTCATCTAGCCTCCTCCTTCTCTGCTACTAGGTTGAACTTACGGAAGCGCCGCCAAGTCGCTGTTCACAAGGATGCGAAGGCTCTTCGCGCTCACCGTGTCGTAGACCAGCGTGCCAGTCACGGCCATCGTGGTCAGCCCATCTTCAGCGCCAGCCATCTGCTGCACTTCGGTTGGGACGATCATCGCCATAATGTGCGCGCTGTAGGTGCCGTTGCTCCAGCTCAGGCGCACGCCCTTCGGTGTTGCCGCCTTGTATGCGTCGTACCACGTGCTCACTGCCGAAGCGGTCGAGGAGACCGTCATCGTCAGCGTGCCGCTGAATGGGTTGCTCTCGCTGTGCGTGCTGAACACGGACGTGCCTGCAAGGTACGCCTGGCGCGTGATGCCTGCGTTGAACTCCAGTGAGAAGTCGAGCAGGTATTCGTATGCCGTGCCGTCAGCGGTGCCTGGGAAGGTGCTGCCGTGCTGGAAGGCGTTCCAGAGGCGTCCTGACATAAACGGCGATGTTGGCGTGCCATCCGCAAGCGTCGCGCTGTTCTTGGCAATCTGCTGCGCGAAGAGTGAGGCGCTCAGGTTCGTCAGTCCGTTGCGGTCTGCCGCAATCGTGATTGACTCAGCGAGGCAGTAGTTTGCAACGTACTGCTGCTGACCATCGGTTGCCACGAGCGAGTAGGAGGTTGGCGAGTTCGCCGCCGTCATTGAGTAGTCGTAGTCCCACTCGTATGGCGCAGCGGTGCCTGAAGGTGCGTCGGTTCGTGTCATTGAGAGCCAGAGCGGAAGTTCACCGACGCTGACCGCAGGAACGGTGGCGCTGAGTGTTGGCTCAACAGAAACGATTGTGCCGGTGGAGCCGATGAGCGGGTTGCGAAGTGCAACGGATCGCTCGGTTCCGAGTTCAATCGTCGTGCCTTCGGAGATGACGCCAGTTGGCGTGACGAGCAGCTTGCGGCCGCCAGAAGTCAGCGTTGGGATGGTTCCAGGCGTCGCTTCCTTGAAGGCGACGAGTTTGCTGAACAGGACGTTGCCTGCGGATGCGGCTGGCATTATTCGTTCTCCTTGTCGTCTTCAGCCGCTGGTGCGGCACTTACTCGTTGAGCGATTCCTGCGGCAATCCACGCTTCCGCGAGGACGGCTGGTGCGCTGATTGTAGACCCATCAACAGGCAAACCTCCCACGAACTCGCCTTGTGGAAGCGAGCCAGGGATGTAGCACACGTCAATGTGGCTGATGATCGGGTAGGTCAGAGGCTTATGCGCTGGCACTGATCGCCTCCACGGATGAGACCTCGACCGTCGCAGAGATGGTCAAGAAGTCTTGGTCACCCCACGTGTCGGTGCCGATGTTCGTGGAGGTCACGCTTGCCTGCGCCACGGCGTCGGTGTTGTTCAGCGTCACGCCGTCAATGAGCGAGTCCCTGAGCCACGTGCGCCAGACCATCAGGTCGGCGTACTTGCGGCCGAGGTCTGCCTGCGGCTGAATGTAGATGACCACGTTCAGCGTCAGCACGACTTGGCGATTCGCTGCGCCGTAGCTGATGGTGTCGTCGCCTGGCACGATGACCGCAGCTGGGACCACCGCGAGGTTGTCTGGTGGGAATGCGTGGACGGTGCGAAGCGTGTAGCCGGATGGCTTGGAGATTGCCGTCAGGTGCGCGGCAAGTCCTGCAATGATCGTCGCGTCGTTGAAGCTCACCGAGCCAGACCTTCGCGCCTGCGGTACGCCTCCAGCAACACTTGCGCTTCAGGATGCAGTGCGCGTGTCTGTCGCAAGATGCCGCCGAGGTCTTGGCTGCCGATCACGCCGAACGGCGAGGTGCGGCTCGACCAGACTGCGCCAGCCTGAATGATTGCGGCTTGCTTGACGGCGCTTGGCACTGACGGCCATCCGAAGACACCGACCACCTTCACGCCGCGATAGACGTCGCGTGGGAAGTTGCGCGGCCACGTGACCGACACGTCAATCTCGTTGTACGGCCAGCCGTCAAGAGCTGCGTTGCCAGGTGCAAGGTTGTAGTCGGTGTTTACCGTCCACGTCGTCTCGTAGGTGCCGTTGCCGTCGTCGTCAGTCGTAAGTGATGAGATGCTCACAAGGTCATCAACGAGCACGTACTTGTAGTCCTCTGCCGTGTAGTAGCGCGTCTCGGTCGCCGTGCCGAAGCCTTGCTTGCGGTCGGTGTAGAGGTCAATCAGTGCGTCGGTCGCATCGAGCACCGACTGCAGCGCGGTGTCATCGGTGACGTCGGCAGTGCCGATCCCGATGGCGCTCTTGAACTCTGCGAGGGTTGCGTATGACATTAGATGCCTCCGATTTGTAGGACGCTGACCACGGCGCCAGCATTGTCTGCGACAGCATACAACTGCACCCTCTCAGGGATGTGAATGGTGATGTGCGTGTTCTTGTGCAGCTCAAACCCGTTGGACGTGGTTACGTTGGCGCCGCCAATGAACACCGTCTGATTGCCGGCTGCCGTGTCGTACAGGTGGAACTCAGAGCCAGTGACTAGGCCCTCGCCGAGAGAGGTCGCAGCCGTGCCGACCGTGACCTGCCTGCTGCTCAACTTCTGTTCGCTCACTCGCTTTCCCCATTCTCCCGCTCTCTGAGCGGGGTTCGCTTGATTGTGGCTGTATTCCCCCACCTTACGACGATGGCGCGCTCTACGAGGCTGGGATGTGCCTCTACGTTGATTTTAGCAGCGCCCTTGCGCCCCAGTTTCTTCAGTCTCTTCCAGATGTCCATTTCCCCTCCTGATGCGAACGGGGTGCCGAGCCGAAGCCCAGCACCCCGCCGCTCAACCTAGTCGCCTACTGATTAGGAAACGTTGGCTGACTTGTACGACTTGACGGCCGTTGTCTGAGCAAGGCCCGTCGCGCCACGAACTTCCACCTTGTAGGAGATCAGGCCGAGGTTCCACGCAAACTCGCGGGAAACTTCAACTCGAACACCGCCAACGAGGGCCGTGTAAATCTGTCCGAGGTCACCGAACAGGATTGCGCCTGCGGTGTCATCGGTCAGGTCAATGAGTGCTGCGCTGTAGACAGGCGCTCCGAGGAGTCGGTCTGCCACGTTCGCATCACCTGGTCGGAAGATTGGCTGTCCAGCCGTATCCACGAGACCAGTCACAACGCCGAGCGTTGTGTCGTTCATCA